GCTGCTGCAATCAAAAAGATTACCGGAAAAGATGAATGATTGATCCAGATTTGCCCGACGAACTCCAGAGCGATCAGGAGTACAACGATGCGGCTGAACAGCGCGATGAAATGCTTGCAGCAATTGGCCAAGCCATTGCCAAAAAGCGCGATGAGGCTGTAGCAGCACGAAAAGAAAATGGCATTGAGCAGATTTGGATTCAGGCCGAAGAAGCCTATCTGTGCATTGATGACATGAACCGGGCAGAGTTTGCCAAGGCTAAGTGGGCAAAGCCGATGGCCATGCAAGCGCCAGTCATTGCCGAAGTATCTAAAGGCAGCGGTGATGGCCGATCAAACGTATTCATTCGCCTGACTGCGCGTTATGTTGACATGGGCGCAGCAAAAGTTTCAGAGATTGTGCTGCCTGTTGACGGCAAGGCTTTCTCATTCAAAGGTACGCCAGTCCCTGATCTGGTGTCGCCTCTTACTCCGGTTGCGCAAGCAATGCCAGGACAGCCGCCAGCAGTTGACCCATCTATCCAGGCATCCAATGCCGCAGATGATGCTGCGAAGAAAGCTGAAAAGCGTGTTTATGACTGGATGGTCGAAGGGCACTACACACGCGAGATGCGTAAGGTTATCCATGACGCGGCAAAGTTGGGCGTAGGTGTTCTAAAGGGGCCATATCCGGTTGTCAAGAAGCGCAGGGCCATTACGCAGAAGACCGATGGCAACAAGATCATAGTCAAGGTTGACAAGGTTGCAAAGGTTGTTCCAGGCTACAAGCGTATCGATCCTTGGAACTGCTACCCGCATGCCGCATGCGGTGAAGACATCAAAACAGGTGATTACTTTTTCGAGAAAGACACGATTTCACCGGCAACGCTGAAAGCGCTCAAGCAGGAGAAGGACCCACTCGGGAATCCTGTTTACCTGTCTAGCCAGATTGACAAGGTATTGGAGCAAGGCCCAGAAGGTCACAAGGAAACAGACGGAAGACCGAACCAGAAGGCCAAGAAGGAAAACTACAACATTTGGTACTTCACAGGGACAATATCCCGAGATGACTTGTCGTTGCTCAATTCCGTTGCGGAAGAGGAATTGCCGAATGAAGTTACCGACATTTCAGCGGTAGTCACCATCGTTAACGACTCTGTGATTCGGGCAACATTGAACCCGCTGGAAGGTGGCAACTTCGGATACAACGCTTTGCCCTGGTCCCCGCGATCTGGTAGCTGGGTTGGTGTTGGTGTGGCTGAACAGGGTGCTACACCTCAGAAGATTGTGAACAACTCGGCAAGGGCATTGTTCAATAACGCTGGCGTTTCTGCTGGCGTGCAGATTGTGATGGACCCGCTGGCCATCATTGCAGCCAATGGCAGCAACATGATCACGCCAAACAAGCTTTGGTACTTGCAGCCAGGCACAACCATTGACGATGTGCGCAAGGCTTTTGCTGCGATTGAGATACCGAATATCACCGCGCAATTGATGCCGATCATTGACTTCGGGATGAAGATGGCCGAGGAATCGACCAACATTCCACTGATTACCCAAGGGCATGACGGAGAGCAGACCCCACAAACCTTTGGACAAGCTCAGTTGCAGAACACCAATGCGAACACTTTGCTTCGCTCAATTGGATCTGCTGTTGACGAACACATCACAACACCGGTTGTAGAGGATTCATACGATTGGCTGCTTGCTGATCCAGATGTGCCAGACGAAGAGAAGGGCGACTTTTACATCAACTGCACTGGCTCAAGCACTTTTGTCGAAGCTGCGATTCAAGAGCAGACGCTGATGCAGATGGCGGGGATTGTCATCAATCCTGCTTTTGGCATCAATCCTGAGAAGTGGATGGAAAAGACGCTCAAGGCCAAACGCTTCGATCCTAGAGAACTCAAGTTCACAGACGAAGAGAAGGCCAAGATGGCTCAGTCACAGCAGCAATCTCCACAGGTGCAAGCTGCAACCATCAACGCGCAGGCAAGGCTGCAGGCTGCAAACATCATGGCAGGCGTTACGGTTGAGAAGGTCAAGGCAGATACAGACCGAGATTTGGCCTACACCAATTCACTGGCGAACAGAGATCAAAACAACCATGCAGCGCGGATGGCAGAACTCGAAGCCAAGATTGCACTTGCGCAGTTGGAGTACGCCAACACCAACAAACTGACGCTGGAAAAAGTAAAGGCCGAGCTTGCCAAGACCGCTATGGCGCTGAACACGCAAAAGGAATTGACGTTTGCTGGTATGAATCTGGACGCTCACAAGCACAACACGCCTCAAATAACTAAGCCAGCGGTCGAGCCAGTTGGCCGCGCTGCGCCTGGAATGGCGTTTGCTGAATGACAAAGTTTGAGCTTTCCGCTGCTGATCGACGCTCCCCTTTGTGGATGCAGATTGAGCAACATCTGAATCAGCGACTAGACATGCTACGCAAGAGCAACGATGGCGACAAGGGCGAAATACCTACCGCATTGCTTCGTGGCCAGATCGCTGAATTGAAATACATCCTCACTCTAGGCCAAGAGCCAAGGAGAGTTGAGGACTGATTACCCGCCGCCCTTGTGACGGCACCAGGACGCAGCAGACGCACAAACGCCTGTTGCAAGTTGAGCCACCGAAAGGTGGTTTTTTTATGCCTGCTCTTTGAGTGGGCATTTTGTTTTGTGGAGAAACCTGCATGCCAGGAGAAAACGAAGACCTGAATACAACCCAAGAAAACACTGCGGAAGTGGTGGATGAATCCGGTTTTGATGATGGTTTCAACGGCACCCAGACGGAAACGCCTGAAGTCGTGCCAGAGACACCAGAAGAAAAACCAGAGCCAGTCCAGTACGCGCAGATAACCGAACAGCAATGGCAAGAAATGCAGGCGCAAGCCTCGCAGAAGTTTGACAAAGCCTTCGGCCAGTTGGGCGGGATGAAGCAGGTAATCGAAAGGCTTCAAGAGCAGACCAGATCGGGGCACCCAGTCGAGGTCACTGAAGACGATGTAAGCGATTTACGGGACGAGTTTCCAGAAATCGCAGACCTGACTCTGAAGGCTCTTCAAAAGGTAGCAGGAAAGCTAAAGGGAACAGGTGATTCGCCCGACATTGAGCGAATCGTGACGGAGCGAGTGAGCAAAGTTCAGGCTGACCTGATCGACTCCCGACTTGATGAAGTCGTAGATGGCGATTGGAAGGCTGAAGTAGCGACACCTCAGTTTCAGGAGTGGCTTGGCAAGCAAGCGGACGATGTGAAAGCCCTATCCGAATCGAGCTCAGTGCGCGATGCGGCAAGGATGCTTCGCATTTACGCCAGCGCCAAAAACCAACCTGCCGCCAAAGAACCTGCACCAGAACCCATTTCCGCAAGGCAAAGACAACTAGCAGCAGCCGTCAACCCGAAGTCGGCAGGGGCCAAGCCCTCTGTTACTTCCGAGGAAGACGAATTCGACGCCGGATTTAACTCTGGCAGACGTTAACCATTTCCATTGAAAGACGGACATCATGACAATGCAAACTTTCGCATTGACCCCCGGTAGAATTAACCGGTTTAAAGGTCAAATTCTTTCTCACGCAGTCCCGCAAGAAGTTCTGAGCAAAACAGGCCGTCAGGTCGAGATGCCAAAGAACTCTTCGGATACCTATGTTGGCCGTCGCTTCCTGCCTTATGGCGCGACTGCGACCGATTCCAACACCATCAACCGCTTCTTCCAGAACGGCAACGGCGACCGTGGTAACGCGATTGTTCAAGCTCATCTGGTGCAAGAAGGCATTACGTCTACTCCTGACAGCATCGTTCCACAAGACACGTCTGTTGTCATGCAGCAGTATTCATGCTTGTACGGATTCACCGACAAGACGTACAACCTGTACGAAGATGACATTCCAGGCGAAATGGTCAAGCAAGTTGGCGAGCGCGTGACGTTTGTTAACGAGTTGATCGTTTACGGCGCTTTGAAAGCCTGTACCAACGTGTACTACGGTGGCACTGGCACTTCCTTGGCAACCGTGAACGGCGGTTTGTCGCTGGGTCTGATCCGCAAGATCGTGCAGAACTTGCAGGCCAATCACGCCAAGCCTGTCACCTCAATTCTCGGTGCTTCAAACAAGTATTCCACTGACCCAGTGGCTGCTGGTTATCTGGTCTATTGCCACACTGACCTGGAACCCGATATTCGTGATCTGCCAGGCTTCACGCCAACCGAGAAGTACGCTTCTGGTACGCCGATGCCTAACGAAGTCGGCAAGGTTGAGCGCTTCCGCTTCATCACTTCGCCTGATCTGCCAAGCATCCAGAACGGCGGCGCGGCCATCGGATCGACGAACCTTTACACCACAACCGGCACCAGCTTGGATGTGTACCCGTTCATCGTGGTGGGTGAAAACGCATTCTCGCAAATATCCGTCCGCGGCTTGAGCGCTCTTGACCCCACATTCTTGCCACCTTCGCAGAAGTCCAAATCTGACCCACATGGTCAGCGCGGCTATGCGGGGACTATTTGGTGGAAGGCCGTGATGATTGAGAACAACGGGTGGATGGCTGCTGCTTACGTTGGCCGCAAGAACCTGCCTGCCTAAACCAATAGCCCCTTCGGGGGCTAATAAGGAAAAGACATGCAAAGTACCGTTGCACAACAAATTGCCACACTGCGCAATCCAATGGACAAAGAAGCGTTACGCCCGGTCTTATCGGCCTTGGCAGATCGCTTTTCGTCACAAGCTACCGCTTCCGCTGGTCTTGTCATCAAGGCTGGTGGCGGTGTTCTTGCCAAAACCGGGGCAGTATTTCAGGGTGTAGCTGGTGGCGTTCCCGTCACTATCGCTTCTGCCACTGACATGCCTGCACTGACTGGCATCAACATTGGCGCTGGCAAATACAACGTAGTCTGTTTCTTCATTGACTCGGCATCTACCGTTACTGCGGTGGCCGGAACTGAGGGCGCAAGCCTTGCAGCAGTGAAGTTTCCAGACTTCGGCAATCAACGCCAAAAGGCATTGGTGGGTTATCTCATCATCACCTACGCTTCTGCCTTTACTGGCGGCACTACAGCCCTGGATACCGCTACCACTGTGTACGTGAGTCCTGTCGGCGCTTTTGATCCAACCCTTCTCGCTTCTTAAGGAGTCCCGAAAATGGACGCACTTTCTCAAATCCCTTTGACCCTCACTACCACTAAAGCAGGTGCTGCTGCCGGTACAACTACCACGCTGACCACGGCCAATACCGTGTTGTTTGCAATCAAAGGCAAAGCCTACACCAAGGCTGCAGCCTCGAATGCAGCAACACCAACCACTGACGCTACAACTGCTGCGGCTTTTGTGGCTGTTGCTGTTGGCTACGGTTGCGCATTCGTGTTGGGCTACGACTCGTCTGGCGCTCTCAAGGTGTCTCAAGGCGCACAGCAAGCCCTGGACTCTTCCGGCAGCTTCGTGCTGGCACCGCAATTCCCAGCGGTTCCCGATACCGTGGCCCCATTTGCTTACCTGATCACCAAGGTGGGTAGCACTGGATCTGCCTGGACCTTTGGCTCAAGCAACTTGGCTGGCCCTCCTACCGGCGTTACTCACACCTTTGTTGATGTGATGACGTTGCCGGATCGTCCGCAAGTGTCCTGATAGATAGGGCTTCGGCCCTTTCTATTTTCCTGGCCCTCTTCGGAGGGCTTTTTTCTTTCAGAAAGCAAACCTATGACAGATGCATTGAACGTCCCTGTTCGCCGCGCTCGCAAAGAAACCATCAGCGCAGACTTCCCAATTGACCAAAAGGCCGACATTGATATGCCTGAGTCAGGTCAAATCCAGCGCGAGCAGACCATTGTTCATGCATCCGCTGATGAGTTGGTAAGCGGCACAGTGAAGCAATTGGCCTTCCTCGAGGAGCCTGTCACTATCTTGATTTACCCATCCCGCGAAAAGAATCCTCCTTTGGTGGTCGATTGCTGGGTGAACGGCAAGGGCGCTGAAGTCTTTGTCAATGGCCAATGGCACGAATTCAACTGCCTGCCAATCAACATCCCAGTTACAACAAAGCGCAAGTACGTGGAAACGCTTTCCATGTCCAAGACTGACGCCATCAGCACCGAAACAGGTTCAACGATGGATGAGCATCCACATAACCGCATTCGCCGCATGACAAGCGCGAACACTGCATTCAGCGTTGTAGAAGACCGCAACCCGCTTGGCGTTGAGTGGCTTCGCCGGATCATGTCTCGCGCACACTGATGAACTACCTCCAATTGGTTCAGCGGCTAAAGCGGAAATGCCGCGTGTCTGGATCTATGCCAGCCACATTGCAAAACAGTCCAGCCGAAGAGGTTGCGAGGCTTAGTGACTGGATCAATGAGGCATGGACTGACATTCAACTTGCACGCCCTGACTGGCGTTGGATGCGTGGATCTGTCACGTTTCAGACTACCCAAGCCAAGCCAACGTACAGCCTTGCCGAGATACTGGCAATGGATAGCACGTTTACCGGGTTTGGCAATTGGAAGATTGACACGTTCAGGAACTACGTTACCGATGCGGGTACGGCTTCTGAAATATTCATGGATTACGAGCCATATGATGAATGGCGCGACACTTACCAATTCGGCGGGTTTCGCTATGCGTATTCCAGGCCCATCAACTTCAGTTACTCACCTGACTTTTCAATCTGCTTAGGTCCGGTTCCTATCAGTGGATATACCATCATTGGCGACTACTACAAGGTGGCCACAGAGTTGTCTGCCGACGCAGACACTCCAAATCTTCCGTCGCAGTTCCATCAAGCAATTGTCTATAGGGCAATGATGTTCTACGGAATGTCAGAAGCTGCGCCCGAGGTATTCCAAGAGGGCGAAACGGAATTCAAGCGAATGATGGCGCGAATCAGCATGCACGAACTTAATCAAGTTCAAATAGCTGGAGCATTGGTTTGAAGTTCCCACAAGTCAAGCCAGAGTATTTCCCGCTTGCCGGTGGATTGGATATTGTCACACCGGCTATATCCATTGGCCCAGGTAAGGTGTTTGACGCCCAGAACTATGAGCCTGAGATTTCAGGCGGGTATAGACGCATCAATGGGTTTGAGCGTTACGACGGACAAGATGCACCTACAGATGCTGACTACTGGGTAATGACTGCAACCATCAGCACGACCATTTCAGTCGGTGCTTCGATTGTTGGAGCTACCAGCGCAGCGACTGGCCGGGTGCTTGGTGTGTTCTCGTCAACGCTTGTGCTGGGTGGCGTGTCTGGAACCTTCATCGTCGGTGAATCCCTGACGGTATCGGCAATTGCCGTTGCCACAGCCACAACGACTGCTTATCAAAACGGTGCAAGCGCACCCTCTGATGATGCTGACTACGCGCTGCTGGCGGCTAATGATCAACGTCAGAACATCCTGAAAGTGCCAGGAAGCGGAAGGATCAGAGGCGTTCACGTCTTCAATGATGTTTTGTACGCTTTCCGAGACAACGCAGCCGGAACCGCTGGGGCCATGTACCGCGCCACATCGAGCGGGTGGGAGTTGGTGACTTTCGGGACTGAAATCCAGTTCACGGCGGGAACCAATGCTATTTCTGCAGGGAACCTGATCACTGGCGGGACAAGTGGAGCGACCGCATCGGTTGTAGCTGTTCTCATCCGTTCTGGATCATGGGGTTCATCTGCTGTAGGTACGCTGATCATCACTGTTTTGTCAGGCACCTGGCAAAGCGGTGAAGCCATTAAGGTGTCTGGTACGTCTTGCGCAACATCATCCTCACTTGCCACTGCGATTACCCGCCTGCCTGGTGGCCGGGTGGAATGCATCAATGCCAACTTCACCGGGTCAACCGCGACCAAGAAGGTGTATGGCGCAGACGGTGTTAATCTGGCTTTCGAGTTCGACGGGACAAACTACATCCCAATACGAACCGGGATGACAACGGATACCCCGACTCATGTCATTGAGCATCGCAACTACCTGATTTTGTCGTTCCTCGGCAGTGTGCAATTGTCAGGAATTGGGAACCCATACGCTTGGACTGCTGTTCTTGGTGCGTCTGAAATCAGCACGGGCAGCGAGGTGACTGGTTTCCTGACGCAAAGCGGAAACGGTACAGGCGCTGCATTGGCAATCTTCACCAAAGATCAGACGTTCATTCTGTACGGATCGGGGTCATCTTCATTCAATTTGGTGCCGTCAATTTTTGACATTGGCTATTCGGCATACACCATGCAGTCAGTGTCAAACAATACCTATGGTTTGACAGCCAGGGGGATTCAATCGCTGCTTACTACCCAAAATTATGGGGACTTCGCCTATGCGTCTGTCTCTCACATGATTCAGCCGCTGATCACCCGGAAGTTCGGGCTTGAGGTTTCAAGTGTTTCACTCAAAGGCAAGAATCAGTATCGACTGTATTTCAGCGATGGCACTGGTTTGGCTGTTGGATTAACGGGCGACAAGGTAAGCGGAATCATGCCGCTGAACTACGGTATCGCGGTTCGTTGCATCACAACCGACACGCTTTCAAGTGGAACCGAGGTAACGTATTTTGGTTCTGATGATGGTTATGTCTACCGTGACAACGTAGGCACCAGCTTTGACGGTCAAACAATTGAGGCCTGGATTCGGCCTGTATTCAACCACTCAAAATCGCCACTTGTGCGCAAGCGGTATCGGCGTGCTGTTTTTGAGGTTAGCGCGGAAGGCTTCTCAAGCTGCAGCGTTGGGTATGACATTGGATACGGTACGTCTGACGTATTGGCTCCGGTTCAAGTCACAAGCAATCAAATATCCAGTGGCGGCTATTGGGATCAGTTCACATGGGATCAGTTCACATGGGATTCTCAGTACGTCAGCAACGTGAATATTTCGCTGGATGGCACAGAGAAAAACATTTCTTTCCTGTTCTACAGCAACCGCGCTCAGGACAAGCCGCACACAGTTCAGGGCGTGAATCTAATCTATACACCGCGAAGGCTTGACCGCTGATGACCAATCCCCTTTACAACCATACGAGCGGCGTACCTGCTGCGCAGTCTCGTGGTATCAGTTCAAGTGTCAGAACTGAATTTGATCTGGTGCAGGCTGGATTTGACAACGCTACCGACAAGAGAGGTGATACCTACTCAGGCACCCACGACATGACCGCCGCAACGGTACGAGTGAAAACGCCAGTCGTAGCGGCTGATGCTGTCA